TTACAGGAAATAAAATAACAGGAATTGGCAGAGGAGCCAGGGGGACAACAGCAGCAACTCATTCAAATGGTGCAACAGTAACTAATACATCTGCTTTTACAGGTTGGGGTTCACCCTCAGCTAATACCGATTCAGTAATTGATCCAGGTCTATGGTCCTTGGACAATTTAGGCACAACTCTTATTGCATTAATTCATAATGGTGAATGTTTTAAATGGGACGGTGATGCAACTAATGCAACAAATATTAGAGCAGTAATTATTCCAAACGCACCAACAGCGTCACGTGATATGTTAGTCTCTACTCCCGATCGTCATTTAGTATTTTTTGGAACTGAAACAACTATTGGAACTAAAACATCGCAAGATGATATGTTTATAAGATTTTCATCACAAGAAAATATAGAAGACTACACACCAACAGCAATCAATAGTGCTGGTACACAAAGACTGGCCGCCGGATCACGGATCATGGGCGCTAAGCTTGGTAGAAATGCAATTTACATTTGGAGTGATACATCTTTATTTACTATGAGATTTGTTGGAACTCCTTTTACTTTTGCTTACGAGCAGGTTGGAACTAACTGCGGATTAATAGGACAGAATGCAGCTGTTGAAGTTGATGGTGCTGCGTACTGGATGTCTGACAATGGTTTCTTTAGGTTTGCCGGTAAACTAGAATCTATGGATTGTTTGGTCGAAGATTATGTTTATGATGATCTTAACACAACTTCTAATCAATTAGTGTACTGTGGTATTAATAATTTGTTTGGAGAAATTACTTGGTTTTATCCAACTGCTACTTCTAATTTAAATAGTAGATCAGTCACTTATAGTTATTTAGATTCAACTTCAAAAAGACCTATATGGTTTACAAATGCAAGTTCATTATTTTCAAGAACTACTTGGCAAGACTCGGCAGTATTTGGTTTACCACACGCAACTAAATACAATGCTAGTGATGACGACTCGTTTGATGTTATTGGAAACACTGAAGGAGTATCAACATATTTTGAACACGAAACAGGAGTTAATCAACAAGAAGCAGGGGCTGCGCCTGTTGCAATTCCAGCTAATATTACTTCTGGTGATTACGATATTACACAAAAAATAGTTAAAGGAGCTGCCACTAACATGGCTGACCTTAGAGGGGATGGTGAAAATATTATGAGAATTAGTAGAATTGTTCCTGATTTTATTTCACAACAAAATAATGTATTTGCACAGTTAGAAGTTAGAGACTATCCTAATGATACTGCTGCAAGCTCACCCCTAGGACCTTTTACTTTAACGCCAACTACTACAAAAGTAGACACAAGAGCTAGAGGTAGAGCTATTGCTCTTACAATATCTAACACTGCAGTAGACACTAGTTGGAAACTAGGTACTTTTAGGTTAGATATACAAGCTGGAGGAAGACGATAATGGCAAAGATAGTACAAACATTAACTAGAGCAAGTGAAGAATATGATCAAGATACGTCTCAATCATTAGTTAGAGATTTAGATGGTGTATTAGAGAAACTTAACACCACATTTCAAGAAGAATTAAAACAGGAGATAGAAGCTAGAAGTTTCTTTTTAGATTAATGGCAGTAGTAAATCAGTATAAATTTGTAGGTATAGATAATAACACAACAGGTGGTGCACTTACACCATTAGGATCTGGCAATCCTTTGGTTAGTGAAACATATGTTATAAAATCTATACTTGTTACATCAGCTGGCACACCAAGTGTAACAATTACAAATAATAGTATCACAGCTATTAAATCTGTACAATTAACAGCTAATGTTACAACAGAATTATTAACCCAACCATTGATAATTGAAGGTGGTACATCTTTTACAGTACAATCAAGCACGACAGATTCGTTTGATGTAGCTATCAGTTATTTAAACATTAAAAAAGAGGTAACAACATAATGGAAATACTACAAGCAACAGTGGAAGAAACATATAGACATAAAGAAACTGGTGAGGTTTTTAAAGAAAAAAAAGACTGGGAAGCCAAGGGTTATAAACCAGAAGACATGGCTCAAGACGTAAAAGTTATTATGCCTCCTCTTGATTTATGGTCAAAAACAAAGTAAACTAATAAACTCAGGAGATAAATATTATGGATGAAGAAATTTCAATGAACGAATCAATACAAGCTGGAGCGCCGGACATTAACTACAAACAAGGTGATGTTATGATGGGTGGCGGCGAAGATATGCAAGGTAAACAAGTAGCAGCTTCAATCTGGGAACAAATGGAACCAGAACAAAAACAACAATTTGGTAGCTTTGATGCTTTTTTTCAAAGTGGTATCTGGAAACAAATTATTCAACAGATGCAAGCAGACCAAGGTGGCGCTGGACCAGGATCTGAAATGTCTATGAACGAAAATATTAACATGCAAGAGCAAATGCCTGGCGGTGGTATCGCTGATGTTGATATGAGAGAACAAGTTCAGATGAGAGCCAACGGTGGTTTGATGGGTCTATACAACAGAGGCATGTAGTTATGTCTATAATGACTGTTAAAGATTTAAAAAAGAAAGCTCCTAAGGGAGAATTTTTAGCTTACATAAATAAAGAAGAAGCAGCCGCTCTTAAAAGAGCAGGTGGTTCAGGTCATTTAGTCAATGGTATTCCAAGTTTTGTGGGTAGTGATTATGGAAGTGGTGGTTACCAAGGTAGTGGTAGTGGTAAATCTGGTAGTTCATCATCAAGTTCAAGTTCATCTAGTTCAAGTTCATCATCATCTAATTCTAGCAATAACTCCAACAATAACTCCAACAATAACTCCAACAATAACCCTCCAGATAGAGGCCCTAACGAACCTGATAATAAACCGGGTAGAACCCCTATTGATACATCTAAATATACAACTCCTACACAAGATAAAAACAACCAAGCAGCTATAGAAAAAGGAAAAAAAGAATATGCAGCAGCAGTTAAAAAAGCAACTGCTAAAAAGAAAATAGAAGAGGAAAAAAAAAAAAAAATAGAAGAGGAAAAAAAGAAAAAAGAAGCCAAAGAAAAATTAAATTTAAAAATTGCTAGTGACAAAGATTTACGATTATTTGATAAAAACAGAGATGGTATACTTGGTTTCTTTGAAAGGCATGCAAAACGAAGAAATGATAGTAGAAGAAAAAGACAATTATCAGCAGCGGAAAAATATTATTTAGATATAGAACAGTATGCAGACCCTTATGATGCTATAGGTTATTCAAATGAAGAAATTCAAGACATAATTTCAAATCCAAATAATCCAAACTACAATCCTTCATTTGGTTATGACTTTAGCCCTGAAAATATGCCGGGAGGTAAGGGTATGGAAACTATGACAAGTAATAAAGGAACTTCTTTAGAAAAAACAAGAAAAAATTTGTATACTGTTAATTCCAAAATTCCATTTTTTAAGTCGTCTAATTACGTTGCTAATAAAATTAGACCGGATACTTCAGTAACAGCAATGAATACTTTACAAAAAGCTAGAGATTATACTTTTCTTGCAGGGAAAGATTTAACAACTACTGAAGATATGAGAGATCTAAGAAACAGGGGAAGAACTGAAGAGCAAATTAGATTTCTTGAAAATCCCACAGGGACTGGTGGTTACGAAGCACCAAACTCTTATGGAATTCCATTTATTCCTATTCCTGACAACGAAGAAGAAGAAGATACTGGACCTGATTATACATTTGGTACGGGACAAGATGTTATCTACGATGACTATGGTAAAGCTGGTTATAGAACTACTAGAGCAGCTGACGGTGGAATCATGGGCACTAGAGCAAGAAGAGCTATGGGTGGAATCATGGAACGAGTTGATAAGAGACAAGGATATTTTTTAGGTAAGATAGTTAAAGGTATTGGTAAAGCAATAGGTGGAGTGGCTGATGCAGCAGGAAAAGTTTTAAAAAGTGATTTAGGTAAATATGCAATCATGGCTGCTGGAATGTATTACGGTGGTGGTGGTGCTAGTATGTTTAAAAGTGGTGGTTTAAAAGGAATGGCTGGTAATTTTTTTAGTAAAGCAAATCCTCTTTTATTTAATGCTGACAAAACATTAAGTTTAAGTAAACTTGCTGGTATATCAACAGCGTTACCTTTTTTAATGCCAGGAGCTAAACCAAACGAAGGTAATTTTAGTGACAGAGGTGGACAGTTAATAGATCCTTTAACAGGAGAACCTAATGACATGGCGGGAATGAGAGAAAATATAGAACTTGCTAAATTAGAAGCAGATGGTGATCCAGATAAATTAGCAGCAATAGATCAAAAATATAACAACATGTTAAATTTACAATACCAAGCAGGTTTACCTGATGCTACACCTTATAATCTTTATGGTTCAAGTGGTTATAGAACTACTAGAGCAGCAACAGGTGGTAGAATTGGTTATGCGGAAGGTGGGTTATTAGACCTTGGTGGTATGGAAAAAGATTATAGAGCTGAAGGTGGATTTGTACCTATTGGAGAGTATGAAAAAAAAGATGACGTTCCAGCAAGACTAAGTGTTAACGAATTTGTAATGACAGCAGACGCTGTAAGAGGTGCCGGTCAAGGAGATATTGATAAAGGTGCAGAAATTATGGAAAATATGATGAAAAATTTAGAAAATGGTGGTACAGTATCCGAGGAGTCGCAAGGAAATAAAGGCGCTCAACAAATGT